GAGGGAGGGGAATGTGATTTATCAATATTAGATAATTTCTTTGAAAATCTACCAGAACATATAACAGGAACCTTTATAATCAAATCAACTGTTCCTGTTGGAACCACTAATAAGTATTCTGAAAGACATAATGTAATTCATAATCCAGAGTTTCTTACTGCAAGAAATGCTATAGCAGATTTTGCTAAATCTGAGAGGAATATTGTTGGTGGTGATATGGAATTGTGCTCTGAGTTTGTTACTTTCTTTGAGCAGCATTTTTCACATATCCCAAGTTTCATTACAACCTCTGATGAGAGTGAAGCAATTAAATATTTCTCAAACACTTTCCTTGCATATAAGGTAGCATATTTTAATAAGATATATGACTTGTGCCAAGCAGTTGGAATGGACTATGATACAGTATGTGAGGGAGTTACTGCAGATAGTAGAATAGGTAAATCACATACCAGAGTTCCTGGTATAGATAATGATAGAGGATTTGGTGGAACGTGTTTCCCTAAAGACTTAAACTCCTTGATTGTTCAGATGGAATCTCAAGGAGTAAATGCTGATATGCTTAAAGAAGTGTGGAAGTATAACCAACAAATTAGAAAAGTTATTGATTGGCCAGTGACATGAAAGTATTAGTAACAGGGCACCGTGGTTTTATTGGTCGGTATGTTTTTGCCGACTGGAGAAAGGAATTAGGTTATGATGTAAAAGGTATTGATCACCCAGATGATGTGGGAGATTTTGCTGGTGGTGATTTTGATTTAGTTATCCATCTTGCTGCTTGGGCAGATATACGTGAGAGTCTTGAGAAACCTGAAGAGTATTATGAGAATAATATTGTAAAAGCAAAACCATTATTTGATTGGTGTAGAGATACTAATACAAGACTTTTATATGCTTCCTCAAGTGCCGTAGATGGTGCTTATTGGAATAATCCTTATGCAATGAGTAAATGGGTCAACGAGCAAATGGCACCCCCTAACAGCGTCGGAATGCGGTTTACAACGGTCTATGGCCCCGATGTTCGTGCTAATATGATGTATGGAATGTTGAGGGATAAAAAGGCACCATACGTTACTAATCATAAGAGAGACTGGATTCACGTTAAGGATGTGTGTAGTGCTATAAGGCATCTTGCACCCAGTTCTATCTGTGGTCCTGTTGCTGTTGGATATGGTGAATCTGTACCAGTAAAGAAACTAGCAGAAGCATTTGGTCAGGGACATCTTCCAGTTAAAGATTATACACCTGGTGAGGTTGATGATAATGTTGCGGATATTTCTATTATGGCAAGCACTGGTTGGATGCCGATGATTAATGTTTTGGATTCTGTAGATGCCGACTTATAGGCACAAGGATACTGGAAAGAGATTTCTTTTTGTTCATATTCCTAGAACTGCTGGTAGGTTCTTCGAGCAGAATTTGGAGATGAACGGATTTGAATCGGAGCAAGAGGGAATATGGAAAAGTGTTGATGGAATAGAACTTGCTCATTTCCATAAAGAATTATATGAGAAGCATTTGGATGTTAATGGTATCCCTCATATTGCGATTATAAGAAATCCTATTGATAGGTTCTTGTCTTGCTCTATCTTTTTAAAAAGGATGTATGGTGAGGATATACAAGAAGCAATGGAAGACCCAATGATGTTCTGTTCTATGCTTGAGAACTTTCCTTTTCCAGAAGCAGTCAATTGGTTTAGACCTCAAGTGGATTTCCTTACAGACCAGACTCATATATGGAATTTTGAGGATGGGTTTAAAGAGGACTTTGGAAATTGGATTAGTGAGAAATTGGAAATGGATTTTACTATAAAGGAATTGACTTCTTTTTATACTTACAATGAACTAGGGCAGAAACTGTTACTGGAATATTACGATAAGGATCATGAATCCAAAAAACTTGACAAGACTGCTAAACTGGTAAATAATATCACGGCCCTTTATAGGAAGGACATTGAGCAACTCTATCCCGAACTGGCAACACCATTCGAAGAAGGAACCTAAACGGACCTTAAAACCACAGGCATTGCGTCAAGCGAAGCAAAAGTTACAAAATGTTAAGAAGCGTTATATGACCTCCCAAAGTAGGAGGTCTTCTAGTATTGTAGGTACATACAACGGAAACAGAGATGGCAGTACAGCAGGAAATCAAATCACAACTCGCAAGGTTGCTTGCTACTGAAGACCTTGTAGTAGAGCATAAGAATGTAGAGACAGCACAGTTCAATGTTCACACTCGTGTCTTAACATTACCACTTTGGACTTGTACTGGGAACGTATATGATATGTTGGTTGGACACGAAGTAGCACACGCACTCTTTACTCCTGATGAGGATTGGACAGAGAAGGTACAGATTCCTCAACAGTTTGTAAACGTATGTGAGGACGTAAGAGTAGAGAAGAAGATGAAGCGTAAGTTTATGGGTATTGCTAAGACTTTCTATAGGGGGTATAATGAACTTAATGATAAAGATTTCTTTGAGGTAGAAAATGAAGATATTGATAAGTTTAATCTTGCTGATAGGGTTAATTTACATTATAAGATTGGGTCGTTCCTTGATGTATCTTTTTCAGATGCTGAAAAGGAGATTGTCAATTTAATTGGTGCTGCTGAAACTTTTGACGAAATGTTAGATGCTTCAAAAGTCTTATATGAATATTGCCAAAAGCAACAGGAGCAAGAAGAGAAAATAAATCTAGATAATCAACCAAATAAACAGGGTAACTTAGATTTTGATTTTCCATCCCCTTCAGAAGAGGAAGGAGAAGAAGGAGAGGAAGAGTCTGAAGGTAAGTCTCAACAGACTCCTCAAATGGAAGAGAGTGGAAACTCTGAAGCACAACCATCTGATGCAGGTGATATTGAACCTGAAGTGAGAACTGCAGATGCTCTTGAACAAAAACTTCAAGACTTTATTGAAAAGAATGGTCAGGACAATGTTTATGTTGAACTTCCTAAATTAGATATAGATAAGGTTCTTGTTTCTAATGGGGATGTTCATAACGAAATCGATAGAGATTTTGCAGAACAAGAAGAGAAAGTTAATGAACATATGCGTCAGTACTATCCCGATTATCAATGTTTCTCAGAAATTGATTCTAATTATTCTGACTTTAAAAAATCTGCACAAAAGGAGGTAAGTTACCTTGTTAAAGAATTTGAATGTCGGAAGGCAGCTGACAATTATGCTCGTGCTAATACAAGTCGCACTGGGATCCTCGATACAGCAAAGCTTCATACGTATAGATTCAATGAAGACATATTTAAGAGAATTACGACAATTCCTGATGGGAAGAACCACGGATTAGTATTCATACTTGATTGGTCTGGTTCAATGTGTTATGTTATGCAAGACACTATCAAGCAATTGTTTAACTTAGTATGGTTCTGTAAGAAAGTTAATATTCCATTTGAAGTTTATGCATTCACTAATGAATGGCATCGCAGTGGTTATTATGGTTATGATACAGAACTTCCTGAAGTATATGAAGAAAAGGAATACAAACTTCATGTTGATAAGACTTTTTCATTAATGAATCTTCTTACAAGTAAAGTTAATGCAAAGACGTTTGAAAAGCAATTAATAAATGTGTGGAGAGTGGTTAGTGCTTTCAATCGTGAATATCGCACTACTTTCAATTATCCAAATAAGTTAAGTCTTTCTGGTACTCCGTTAAATGAATCATTAATTGCTCTTCATCAGATACTTCCAAAGTTTCAAAAAGAGAATAAGGTTCAGAAAGTTCAATGTGTGGTATTGACTGATGGTGAAGCAAATCATCTTGCATATCGTAAGACGGTTAATCGCAGTTTTAGATATCTTGAGGGTGAAGAGGAAGAGTACTTAGGATGTAGGAATATCAATCCAAGTACTAGTTTTTTAAGAGATCGTAAGTGTGGTAAGATTTATAAATTTGGATATCATTTTCATACATTTACTGATGCTCTTTTAACTAACCTTAAAGATAACTTCCCAACAGTAAACTTCATTGGTATGCGTTTACTTCCTAATCGTGATGCATTAAGATTTGCAAAATACTATTACTCAGAGTATGATAAAGAGTATCAAATCATTCAGAAAGATTGGAAGAAACAAAAGAGTTTCGTAATCAAAGATTCTGGATATGATGCATACTTTGGATTGTCTGCCTCTAACCTTGCTGATGATGCAGAGTTTGATGTTCAAGAGGATGCAACAAAAGCACAAATCAAAAGAGCATTTGTTAAATCTCTTAAGGTCAAGAAGTTGAATAAAAAAGTTCTTGGAGAATTCGTTTCACTAGTAGCATGAACATTTTTGTAACTGATCCAGCACCAGTAAAGTGTGCTCAAGTCTTGCCCGATAAACATGTCGTCAAGATGCCCTTAGAAACCTGTCAGATGCTTGCTATTGTTTGCTCTGATAAATGGGGTCATGGGTATGGTGTACTTCACAAAAAAGATGGAACACCCTATAATACTGATAAAGGTGCTTTTCGTAATCATCCGTGTACAGTATGGGCTAACCTGAGCAATATAAATGCATGGTGGTTAGTTGCTCATGGTATGGCATTATGTGAAGAGTATACTTATCGTTATGGTAAGGTTCATAGTTGTGAAAAGACTATCTTAGAAGCAGGTAATCTTATTCCTTTCACTATGATTAGACCATCCGAATTTATTAGAGCAATGCCCGATGAGTTTAAACATAACACAAGCATTGACACTTTTACTGCTTACAAAAATTACATTAGCAGCAAACCTTGGGTTGCATCTAATTATCTACGTGACCCATCCAGAAAACCAAATTGGATTTAAATCATGATTAAAGAATGGATTAAAGACCTCCCAAATTGGGAGAAAGAATATCTTCAAATGGCAAAGAGTGATTTGTCTAAACAGCAGATAGAACTTCTTGAAGGTAGAGATATAAAGTCCCATGAAGGAATGATATATGGGCAGATGTATAATGAATGGAAAAGGAGGAAAGAATTATAAATATAAAAAAGTGTCAAATACGATGAAGACATATCAAGAATTTATGCAAGAGAGTAGTCTCTCTAGGATAAAAAGTAAATCTGATAAGAGTGGGATAGCAGCCCTCTCTGCTGATCGTGGTAACAAATCAAGAAAAGAAAATCAAGCAAGATCAAAGCAATTACAAAAAGATATTAGTGGTAAATTTGGTAGAGGACCAACTAAAGTAAAGGGTTCATATTTAGAAAATCCTGGCACAAAAGATGAAAGAAAGGTGAAAGAGAAAAGTTATGTTATAGATCGTGGTAAACTGAGTAAAAGGAAGTTTAAGAAAAAGGTTAAGGCACTTGGTAAGAAGTATGGACAGGATTCAGTGTTGACTCAAACGAAAAAAACTGCTACACTCCATAGAACAAGAAAAGGTGGATTGGACAAAAATAAAAAAGGAGAAAACGTAGGTAGGTTTAAACCTCAAGGTAAAAACCCATACGGGCAATCCCAAGTTAAAGGAAAAACTTTCTCATACGGAGATTAATGACAAAACCTTATGATGACTCCAATTGGAGAGAAGAATACAAAAGTTACACCAGT